GGATCAAAGCCGCCAAAGTCTGCTGGGGTAAAGGCAGTAGTTTCTAACACTACCGGCCTACGATTTGTTTTCTCGCGAATGCACAGCTTTAGGCTGGATGGCGACATAAGGATCGCCGCTCCGGCTGGATCGGTGAAGAAAACGGCGATGTCGTGAGCGTCACCCTGGCGAATCGTTAAAACTGCCCCATTGCCTTTCGCACTAGAAACAGTACGAGTACGGGCATCAATCTGTAGATCGGTCAGCTCCCAGCGTAGATCAAGCCAGGCGAACTGCTTTTCCACGATGACCAAGGACTGTGTGACGGTAGAGGCAGCGGAGTAAGCGGTAGATCCCGCCTGCGCCGCCACGATGTTGGTCACGCCAGGGGTAACAGGCGTGCAGATATTGCCCACGATCGTAGCCACGTTTGTGACTGTTGAGGTGAAAGTGACGGGCAATCCAGAGGATGCTGTGGCCACAAGGGCGAAGGATCCGCTAGATCGGGCGTTAGCCTGGGCCACGCTAGTAGCGTCATCAAAAGATAGGCTGGTGCTGGATGCAATAACAGACGCGGCACTATAGACGTCTTTTAATGAGGCAACCCGGCGAGGAGAAAGTGCAGCAAAGGCAATTGTCTGAGCGATGGGCGCTGTGGTTGCGGTGAGGACTTGGGTAACGGTAGCGGCAGCAAGGTAGTTTGTATCGCCCGCTTGGGTGGCTGAGATGGTAGTGGTGCCAGCGCCGATAGGTGAAATAGAAAAGCCAGAGACGGTAGCCACCGCAGTGTTGCTAGAGGAAAGTGCGACGGTGAGGTTTGATGTAGAGCTAGGCGCAACTGTGAAAGGCCCAGAGCCAACGAACTTGCTGGGCACGGACGCAAAAGTGATGGTTTGTGATGCCTTAGAAATTGTGATCACACCGCTGGCGCTACCGTAGTAGAAATTGTCCACCACGCTGGCTGTAACCACGTAGGATCCTGCGGTGACGGGGGCAGACAGGCTGGCGGCCGTGCCAGCGTAGGTTACCTCTAGGGTAAGGCCGGACGGTGAGACGGTGGTGGTAGGGGCTTGAGCTGATCCAGTATAAGTTTTAGATAAGTTAGAAAGAGTGACGGTGGCGGGTGCGGAGGAAACGGAATTGCGGATAGTTTGATTAGAAGAATCTGTAACGAAAACGTTGCCTGCAAAATCTACGGCTACACCTTGAGGGTTAGAAAACCTAGCAGCTAAACCAAGGCCATTATTAGAGCCTAACGAACCCGCCAATCCAGCCTCTGTAGTTACTACACCCGCGCTAGTTACCTTGCGGATCGTGCTATTAAGTAAATCCACAACAAAAAGGTTGCCTGCAGTATCTACTGATATGCCGCTGGGCCTGTAAAACCTAGCAGAAGATCCAGTAGAATCAGTTGATCCGCTGGAACCAGCTAATCCGGCTAATGTAGTTACTACGCCTGCACTGGTTACTTTGCGGATAGTATTATTACCGCTATCCGCAACAAAAACGTTGCCTAAAGTATCTACGGTTACAAAGTAGGGGGAAAAAAACCTGGCAGAAGATCCAGTAGCATCAGTTGATCCGCTGGAACCAGCCGATCCAGCCAATGTAGTCACTACGCCCGCACTGGTTACTTTGCGGATAGTGTGGTTAGAAGTATCCGCAACGAAAAGGTTGCCTGCAGTATCTACAGCTATACCGCCAATGTTATTAAACCTAGCAGAAGATCCAGTAGCATCAGTTGATCCGCTGGAACCGGCTAATCCGGCTAATGTAGTTACTACGCCTGCGCTGGTTACTTTGCGGATAGTGCTGTTGCCTGCATCCCCAATAAAAACGTTGCCTGCAGTATCTGCGCCTACGCCTGTGGGATAGTAAAACCTAGCAGAAGATCCAGTAGCGTTAGTTGATCCGCTGGAACCAGCTAATCCGGCTAATGTAGTTACTACGCCTGCACTGGTTACTTTTCGGATAGTGTGATTATAAAAATCGGACACATAAAGATTGCCCGCAGTATCTACTGATATGCCGCTGGGCCTGTTAAACTGAGCAGCAGAGCCAGTGCCGTCGGCACTACCACTTGAGCCTGCAGTGCCTGCTAATGTTCCAAAATATAAGCTCACGAGATTATCACCTTCACTTCACCGCCGATGGTGTCATTCTCAACGCCTTTTAATGAGTAACCCACCCATCCGCGGGCATCGTCTGCAGTGTTCGCAATATCAAAATTCATCAGCCGTGCTCGCAAAATAAAGCTGGCTCCGGCGGGCGTACCGATGGTGCTCTCGTAAGTGCCATAAAGGTTTTTATCTGCGGCAATAACTATGTTTTCACCACTTAAAGACCGCGTCAGACGAACGCCGAGAATGTGTGGCGTCAGCGCCTGTGTAAGCATGACCCGATGATCTAGTAATTTGTCCTGGTTGTAGTCTGCGCTGGATATGTTCATCCCTTGGGTAGCGGGTGTAGTTACCTCACTTAAATTGGCCGCATCAATAACCACACGCCACTGAGCGTCTGTCTTAGCAAGCATCTGTAGAATAAGGCCGAACTTAACTTCGAGCGTGCGGCCGACTCTAAATTGGTTGGCATTAACTGGTACGCGGAAAAGCTCCACCTCGTAAGGCATGGGGTAGTAAGTCTTGTTGTCTCCGTCCTGACGGCCTTGGTAGATGCGGCCTTGGTCGTTAATCACGATCCCGCCAGGCGGTACTGTGTCGCTGGGAATGTAGCCCATGGGCGCCAGCTCGATCCCGCCTGAGTAGATGTAGGCGCCAGCGGCCGTAGGCGCTGACGTAATGCTAGAGTTATTTGCTAGGCCAGAAAAGGAGCGCAGGAGGCTAGGGCCACGGATGGGTAGTTTTGTCTGATCGATTCCGTTATCGCCCCAAGCGCCTTCTATGTCTTGCGTAAACAGCACTTCAGAGCGTGCCGGGATCGTCATAGTAAGTGGCGTGGTATTTACACCTGACTGATTGATGATACCCACGCCATTAGGCAGTACATTTTCTAGTGTGTTTAATCGAGTACCGATCGCGTTCAGCGTATTTTGTAAATCTACTACCTGTGCGATCGTGTGGGTATGCGCCTGAAACACGCTTGTCGGCCCTGCGCTGGAAATCATAACGGCCCAGCCGGCGGTGGGAACCGTGCCCGATACTTTTGCGACGATCACGCTTTGGCTTGTTGCCGTTTGGACTGTGTAATCGTTTTCGTTCCCTAATATATAGCCGCTAGAAATGTTTTCCCGTAGAGTTACATGAATGGCCTCTGTCCCAAGATTGTGGGCAATCGTCCACGGGCCGTTGCCAGTTACTACTGCGGTAAAGCTCTGAATGCCGGTGATGACTTGGTCTGTCGTAAAAGGGATATAGTTGACCGGCTGCGGCGGGTTAAGCCAGTCGATCCGCTGTGCGGCTGCCAGCCCTGTCCACGCACCGTCGGCCTGCACGGTTAGGTTTTGTTGAAACACGGTCACGTACTGCACGTTAGGCGTGGTTACCGTTCCGTAGTTAATTCCGATCTCGCACGTCAGCGGGTGCGTGACTTCAAAGTCGCCACGCAAGGCGGCCAGCATGCCTTGCGTGTTTAAGTCCAAATTAAAAGTGACGTCGCCTTGTGGCGAAATTGGTACAGCCACGGTGAGTAGACTATGGGTAGACCCGCTCATAGCCCCGGCAAACTCGATGTCGGCGGTGTAGTTTTGCGGGTTGGTAACTAGGAAGATCTCCCCTGCCCCAACGGTGACGCAGCCTTGCATGAGGGCGGCTTCAATCTCGGTCGATCCGTCGTCCTTACTTAACAAGGCGGTGCGAGCTGTCCCGCGATAAATCTGATAAGTGGTATCAAACGCAGGCGGGATGTAGAGCCGCTGAACCTCATTCACAAACACGCCCGTGGTCGGATCGCTGTAGCCAGTGACCACGCGGGTGATTGTAGGAGCTGGCGGAACGATCAGCCCGAATGCACTGGTATAAGCTAGGGGCGACTGCATTGGTCGCAGCTCTTGGTAGAAAGTATTGTTTGCGGAATAGCTAGTCACTCGGACAAAGCTTTCCGGGGTGAGATTGTTTTCAACAATGGTTATGCCGCTAGTAGTCGTCCAGTTGGCCGTCCTGCCGACGATGTAGGATCCTTGATCCTCACTGACAGTCCAGCCGGTAGCGGCCGAGATGCTGTTTAATACAGCGGCCACGCTGGCTGCGGTAGATCCTAGGGTGATAGCGCTAGATGTAACCGCATTAACCCGTACTTTAAACGTGCCGGCCGTAGGCGCCACATCCACCGGGCCGTAGCTAAGACGGGCAGAGTAGATGGAAGGCGCGGTGACGGTGGTGGTGTTGTTAGACGTCTCAGTCAATCGCACTGCCAGCGTAAAGGTATCTCCCTGCACGACCGTAGGCAGGGTAATCGAACCAGGCGCAATCGTGTAGCTGGCCGTTTTATTGGAGATATTACCGTAAAGGAGTGTGGCCATGGTTACTTTGCGGGAAGCGTGTCAATCCCTGTCTCCTGCTCTGTAAAGCCCTTAAAGAAGGCGGGATCAAACTGCACAGTTTCGGCTATGGGGTACCACGGCCCAGGCTCAGTCAGTTGCAAAACACCCAGCTTCCGGAGCCTGCGGTTTTCCTCAATAATTTTTTTTCTACGCTTGGCTGATTTGTCTAGGCTCATGCTGCGTAAAACTTTCCGCCTAGGTTGCGTTGCTGGTAGAAGTCTAAAGCCGCCTGGGCGAAGAAGTTATTTTCCGCTAGGATATAGTCAAAGATCGGCTGGGCTACCCCGCCCGCAAAAGGGAGCACTAGGCGCAAAGGGACGAACTCATCACGCTTTTCAATCTGTTTAGTGACGTGGACTAGGTTGTGATGGCAGTTGTATTTTATAAAAGGCTGCCATCCAGACAGATTCGTCGCATTCAACAAAGGCAGAACTGGCGACAGCAGATAGACGGTGCTTAAGTGGAATCGATCTGTCGAACTGTCGACAAATCGTTGAAAGAATAGATCGGCAAAGTTAGTGGTTTCAATGGGAACAATATACTTGGGCAACGCAGTGACAGTCGCCTCGCGATCTGTGGGCGATAGGAACCCAGGGTTAATGCTGACTAGGGTGGTGTCGATTGATGCGGCAGAGATAGAGATTGAGTTTGTTAGCGAAACGCGAGGCTGGTTAAGGACTATATCGCAAGCAAGTAACAGGCGCTTAGTTTCAGGTTTCTCAGCCAATAGGTTTGTATTGGCGTCGGACACCCCCAGCCTCTTAAAGAAGTCTGGCACTTTTTCAAACACGCCCGTTACGTTGCCACTTCCAGCGTTACCCGATATGGACTCTGGATCGGCGTCAGATCCTATCTTGCGAAACGATAGCTTTACGGCGGCCTGCTCATCCAGATAGACGTCCACGCGATCGGTGCCTTTGGCTACTGGCTTTTTGTTCTTTATGTTTTCCAGGCGGATACGTTCTTTTGCCTCTGCGGGTGCATCGGAAAGTTTCATGGTAATTTTTGCGGGTAATCCGTTGACCAGCCCTGGTGATAAAGACGCCCGCCAGTAGGAAAGGTTTGTGACTGGATCAGTGTAATACTGTGCCTGAATCTGCCAAGGATGCGGGCGACTTCCGGCCGCAGTGTAATCAAACTTTATCGGCAGATACTGCTCCACCTTGTGCAGCAGCTTATTCCATAGCCGTGCTGTATATTTCACGCTGGCCAGTAGATCACGCGATGCGATCCGTTATGAAGATAGGCACGCACTTGCAGATTATGAGTGACGAATTGAATGAAGTTATTTTTACGTAAGTAAGCCAGAGGGATTAGGCCAGAGGTGGTTTTATCTTTTGCGGCGTAATTTGCACTGCCCGCGCGTGGGATCTCACTAGGTTTTCTGCAAACGATCTCGCTGGATTTAAGCGTGAATGTTTCGGTAAATGTAACAAGGGCGCAGACTAGAACAGGGCGTTCTGCCGGTAGTTTTGCTGGCGGTGCTGACAGTCCGTCTGGGTTGACGATCTCTTGCAGTTGACCTGTGCTGGGCTTGATCTGCGGCAGCTTGCCGTTGATGTAGCCCTCGCTAATGCTGAAAAACTTTGTGCCGTTAAATCGCGCTTGTAGCGGGGTAGTAATCGTTGGCGGCCGATCCACCATGGAAACAAGAGAGCCGTTAGGAGTTGAGTTAATCACCACCCGATCGTCTACGGAAACGAGGCGCTGGCTGTCGATCCAAGCGACCAGCTTTTTGAACTTAGGCAGGATCTTGTCGCCTGATTCTGCCTTCAGCTCGTTGGGGATCATGTGGCCCCTGGTACGGTGCCCTTTTCGTACATTCCGTCAGCCACGCCTTTGGAATCTAGCAAGACGTACTCGTGAACTACTTGCCATGCTTCTCCCTGCCTGCTGACGGCTGGGGCCTGCATCATCCAGCGCCGAGGAATTTCTTTTCCGTCTTTATCTTTTTCGCCCTTTGGAATTGGTATTCCTGCCGGCATTTTGTCTACCACGCGACCAGCAGTATCCCAGATGTTAGGATTTACATTTTGAGTAAAGTAGGTGTGACGCAAGGTTAGAGTTGGCTCTTTGTAGCGGGTAACACCAAACATAGGATTAGGAACAGTATTGCCAGATCCTAATCCTCCGCCTGATGTCGGGGTGTAAGTAGGGGGCCATTTTGCAAATCCATCTGGCGTAAAGTACCCGCCGAAATCTACAGAAAGTTTATCGATGCGGGGATGAAGCTCGATCGGCTTACTCTCAAATGAGCAGAACATTTCAAACGTACCCCTAACACCAGACTGCAACCAAACAACTCCGCCTGCGTTGCTGTTCGATCCTTCAGTCATCGCCTCGTAGGTGACAGACTGCTCGTAGGCGGCGTCGTTTATTCTGGTGTAGCTAATGTTGGTAGCTTGATAGCCATCTACTTTTGGCGCTGTTTCTAGCTGTGCGAAATCTGTGACAAAATACTTTTTATTAACGGTGGTCTTGCCGGTGGATTGAAAGCTGCCGCCACCACCCAGCATTTCGATGCCAGTGTTTTTGACAGATGTGCCACCACCGCCACTTGAGCTGCTGCCCCTAGCCATTAGCTAAATACCCCGGCGTTGGCGATGAGCTTGTCCAGCTTGTCCAGTACGCCTTGTAGGTTGGGTGGGTTTTCTAGTCTCACAGGTTGCGTGCGTTGTGCCTCCGTGCTGGATGGAATGTCACGCAGTTGTTGTTGCAACTCGGACGCAGACTGTAGCTTGCCAACAATAGATTCAGTTTGCGCCCTTGCGAGCTGGGCGGACTGATCCCCAAATCCCCTCTGGCTTAAAACGTTTTCCTTTGCTGATTGTAATTCGAGCGCTTGTTGCTGTGCAGCAGTTACATCCTCAATGGTTCCAGACGTGCGTGCCCTATCCGCTGCCTCCCTGGCCCTATCCTCAAGTAACCGCATCTCAGCCTCTGGGCCAGCTCTCCTTGCCTCAAGTTCTTGGAGCGTGGGAATCAGCTCTGCCCGCTTTTGCAGTAAATCCCGCTTTTCTTTTTCAGCCTGCTTAAAGTCGGCTAGGTCCTGTTTGCGCCGATCTTCCTCGCTGTCTGCCAGCATTTGATACGCCTTGTCGATCGCCGCAAGCTCGGCATCGATTTGTTTTACTTTTTGCTTAACGGCATTTACATCTTCCCGATCCAGCTCGGCTTGGTCTGTTACGGTTTTTTGTTGCCCAGCCCTCTGGGTTCTTTCTTTTTGTATGACATCTTTTAGCTTTCTCTCTCTTTCAATAATTCTTTTTTCAATTTTGTCGTAGTCGCCAGTTAGTAAATCTACTGTGGATTGCAGCGGGCTTTCTTTTATATCTGTGCCGAGATCTAAGAATCCGCTCGCGATTGATGCCAAAGCTGTAGATACTGTGTTTTGAAATTGACGCCACTTAACATTCATCGCATCCAAATTGGAAACGGTAGTATCGGACAGCACCCCTGAAGCGGCGCCAAGGCTTTTGTATTCCTCTGCCGTCATTCTTAATAACGGCAAAAATCTCTGATAATCTTTAGCAAGAAGCTCATTTACAACCTTCAGCTCCTCGCCTGCTAGTGCCCCACTACTGACAGATTCCCTTAGTTTATCAAATAATTGCTCTGGAGACAGGCTGACTAGCTGCTGTCCTGTAACGCCTATTTTTTCAAATGTTTTAGCAAGGTTTGTATTACCGCTTGCAGCGTCTTGAGCCGCTTTACCTAATTTGCCCAGCTTACTGCCAATTTCCTCAATAGATAGATTTGCGGTGACGCCTACATTAGCGAGGCGCTGGATGCTTTCCGCACTTACATTAAAGGCGTCGGACACGTCCTGCAGTTGGCCAGCCTTTGCCAGAATGTTGTCGATCCCAGCCACTAGCCCAGCAAGCCCTCCGCCGATCCCGACGATCCCTAGCATCGACTTGCCAAAAGATGAGACGTCTTTCTCAAGGCCGCGCAAGCCTGTCATAGCTGCGGCTTTGTTCAGCACCACATCGATCGCTAGTTTTGCCATGGTAGTTTTAGAATCCGACGGCTTTTAGATCAGCCTGATAAGCGTAATCCAACGCCCGCCGCATCTTTTCAGCTTGTATGTCAATAGCCTGCTGGGCTTGTTGATTTGAAAGGCAATTACTTACCCAAGGCACATGATTGATCATGTTGATCGTGCCGGTTAAAAAGTTTTCAGATTGATCGACCACAGTTCCAGCGGCCCGATTGCCAGCATGTCTTTTTACCCAAGCGGGCACTGCTTGCTGCTGAACTCCGGCCACGTTTGTCTCCATCCTGCCCTGCGTTCCGCCTAGCTGCGCCGCACATGCGGCCCATCCACCTTTTGCTATGCCCACTCTTTTCTGCACTTCTTTGACGTAAAATTTTAATTTTGACCTTTGATCTGTGATCAATAACGGCTCCTGCCTTTTCTCGATTCTTGGTCTTTTGGGTATCGGCTTGCGAGCTGACTTATGAAACATCCCGCTCATATCGCCAACTTGCGCCTGCATAAGTCCCGGCACTCTAAGTCGAATCAACAGATTTTTAGCCAAGTCAAAGTCGCCTTTCTTGACCATAGCAACAAAAGCACGCCCTGCCCCTATCCCTTGCTTTTCTATTTCTTGATAAACATCAGATGGCGTGCGAATTACCTTTCTAATATCCCGCGTTACTGCTCCCTCGCCTTGTGCTTTAGCGCTGTCTTGCTGTCCCCCGACTGCTTTAGATCCTCCAAATGGCTGAGTCTGGAATGCAAGGTTCACGGCCATTAGCCTTGCCTGCGCTCGCAGCACCTGTGCTGGTGTCTTTGTTTTATAAAAACGCAGCAAGGCTCGTTGCAGCTCGCGATCATCTACTGTGATTTTTTCAATCACTTGCCTGCCCTTCTGGCACGAACGGCCTCAATCGCCAGCAGCTCGCCCTCACTCAGCAGATCCACGCTGCTGCCGTTCTGCATGGCGAACGCTACGTGGTACCAGTACGCCTGCCCGATCGGCATGTTCCATACCTTTGCCTCGTTCCACCCGGTCGCCCCACACACGCCCGACACAATGGCCAGCGACCACGGCAAGCCCGTGGCCTCTCGGCCGGTGCCCCTCTTTTTCTCTGGCTGCCATAACTGTGGCAACGCATTAAAATCGTCCAGATAGGCGCGGAACTTGGCCGTCTCGATCAGGAACTCGCACTGCCAGCTCCTCATCCAATCCAGCCATAGCCGGCGATCGGACAGATCTGGCAGAATGGGAAAAGGAGTCCGGCAAATGTTGACGGCTAGGCGCAGATCTCTGGCCGATGGGAACGACCCTCCGATGAAGTAGGGCGATTGAGCGACTTCCAGATTAAACATGTGCCACAAGGAAAGCGGCAGGAGTGGCAAGCCCAGGACGCGGTGATCCTGGCGATTTAAAAATGATTCGGCAAAGTGGCGATTCATCGCCGCCTTACCGATTACGACCCAAGCGAGCTGTTTGGATTGTAGACGCCAGTGACGCTGACTTTAACCACGTCGCCAACGGTTCTTGTGTAGGACTCGCCCGTCTTTACGTAGCTATTGCTGCCAATAATAAAGGTGGCAGGAACGGAGAGGCCAGAGCTAATCCCCTCGATCGACACATTGTAGCGAGGATTGTAGTAGGTAGTGACTGTGGGAGCGGTGTTGGCTGTGCCGGGATCGATGACGATCTCCGTCTGCTCGCCAGTGATGCTCATGGAAATGTATTCCTCAATCCCGGTGACGGTTGCTACCCCTGTAAATCCTTTGTATGGCATATTGTTATTTCCTTAAGCAATCGCGCTGAATGTGACGGCGGTGTTGGTAAGTCTGGCAAAATCCGTATTGGACAGACGTAACTCTTGGCGGAAAGCCGTAGGGCCAGACACGCTAGGGTGTGCAAAGGTATCGGGCAAAGTCTCTGTGACTGTCTCAATCCTTTTATATTTCCTAAAGTGTTTTACCACGGTGCCGTCTGTTCCCGTGATGTAGACGTACTCGTCCGTGTTGCTGATGTTCTGGGAAATTCCAGCCGTCACTCCGTATGTCATCGCCATATTGTTTTTTCCTTACGTGTCAACTAGGCGTGACAAAGGCGGTAAATTTCACCGAATCCTCCATCACCTTATCGTTGCTGCCTGTGCTTTCTTCGCCCAGGTATCCGCCCATAAGAGTGGCTCCGGCTATGGTCGTCACGGCCGTCAGCTTAGTATTTAGCCAATCAAAATTATTTCTATGAGCCGTCACCGTACTAGCCACTTCCAGCGGCGTCATAATGGAACAGGTAAAAGTCACCTTGCGAGTGGTGGCTAAAGATCCTTCCACTACTGGCACGCTAGACTCTGCGTGAACAATGCAGGCTGGGAGCTGTAACTCCGCAATCCTGTGCCCCGCTTGAACGTATAGCCCGGCTGGCTTACTGGCTGTGGATAGGTAGGCGGCTAGGCCGTCCTCCGCTGCGAGTCTTAAACTCATCGCACATCCTCTGGATCTGCCAGGATAAGAGTCGTGACGCCCTGGTCGGATTGTACGCCAGTAAGTCTTTTGGGTGATCCGCCCACTGTCACAATCGTCATTAGTGCGGGCAGGCTGACGGCCGCCGTCAGGCAAACAAACTCCGCATTCTGTGGATTTACGAACCCGCCCATGCCCAGCTCTGCCGTTTGTTCGCTGGGTGTGTAGACGCCACGGACGGCGAGGCCGGAGATGGTGGCGGTCGTCGGCATAGCCGCAATCATATCGGCCACCCCTGCGGTCATTAGGGTTTGAATTTCGGTCACGTCGTTGGCCTTATGTCAAAACTTTCACCCAGCAGTTTTGCTGAAAATCAACAGAGTTAAACGCTTCTGCCACGGCTCGATCTACCCCTGGCCATCCGCACATGTAATCGTGCCCAGCAATCACCCCGCCTTTTTTTACCTTGGGCAACCAGGCAGCAATATCCGCTTTTACGTTTTCGTAATCGTGAGCGGCGTCAATAAAAACGGAATCAAGGCATTGATCGGGAAAAAAGTTAGCGCCCTTGAGACTGGTCATCCGCAAAGGAACGAGCTGGCGAGAGACTGGCTTTACGTTTGCTAAAAACTCCTCGTAGAGCGTGCTGTTCTTAATGCACTCCTCGCCTGCGTGTTCCTCGCTACCAAGCCAGGTATCGACAGCGTAGATCTCGATCCGTGGCGATTTGTTCCAAGCCTCTACCAGCAAAAACGCAGTAGACTTCCCCTTCCAGCTTCCCACCTCCACGATCTTTCCATCCATCGGGCAATCGGCCACTAGGCGCCGATAAAGATCGGGAAAGCTGAACCAGTCCTCCCCGCCAATGTTTAGGTGTTGTAGTTTTTCCACTTTGTTTCCTTGGCCGTGGCGACGCGGGTAGCGTGTTGATGTTCCTTGTGAAACTGTGGCCCTGGACAAAACGTGCCACCCTCTGCCCCGATGTTTTGAATCCGACTGACGTGCGGGAATAGTTCACCCATACCCGTCCGTTCACGCACCCGCTGAACGGATCCGTCCCAGAAGTTGCAATCCCATGCGGGAACCAGATGTCTTTCAAATCGATCGCGCCAGGTTGCCCAGCCCCAAGGTGTGAACCAGTTTCTGAATCCGCTGGCGTCGTTCTGGGCATCGCCGCCGTGTTGATTGTAGCCAGATACCGTGAGCACTTTTGGGCCAGAGTTCTGCCCTGCCCACTCAAACCAACGCAAGCAGTCTGGGCTAGGAACGGTGTCGTCCTCTAAGTGAATGTGGTAATCCGATTTTCTAAACCCGAACGTCATCGCGTACTGAATGGCAGATCCGCAGCCCATGTGATGATCTGGAATGTGCACGCCGATGCCGTGCCCCTTGGCAATTTCGGAAAGCTCTGCCGTCTTGTCCGACGGATCTAGAATGGCGGTGATCTCGTACTCACCCACGCCGTCGCACCACGCCAACGCCTTTAATACCTGGGCAAAGTATGTGGGCCGATTGTAGCCCGATAACGTAAGCGTCTTATCCATTTGCCTTTAGCAAGGCGTAGGCCGCCAGATTGCCGCCAGTGCCTTTGTTGTTTTGTAAGGCGTCGGCGCCCAATCCTTCCGGCCGAATCTTTAGAGAGTTACCACGATTTAGTTCAGGCGTGTTGCAGACTAGCGTGGCTGTCCCAGCCTTCCGCAGTTCCGTGCTCATCATGTAATCGTCGGCAAGAAACTTGGCACGAGCCACGGGACTTAGGCCGGCGAACTCACTAGCGGGAATGGCTGGCCACAGATCGGCCTTCGGCATGTCCGAACGCCGACACATCACGCCGCCGAATCCTTCCAGAATCTCGGCATGGCCGCCGTGATCGGGGGCGATGGCGTAACCAGTGCTGCCTGTCATAAAAAATCCGCAAACGCCTAACGCCGTTTTTGGTCTGGTATCTAATTCTTCGGAGAGGGTCTGCAAAAGCAGTGGACTGTAGAGAATGTCGTCATCTAGCCAGCAAATCATGTCGTCGGGATCCCCGCCCACTTCTAGCGGGCCGATAAACTTTGTCGCCGGGCCGTAGTCCTTTGTGCGGTGAATTTCTAATTTACCAGCATCGGCCAGCGCCTGTAGCTCTTTTGGAATATCCCCAAACCGTTCGCCTGTTCGTGCCAGCTTTTCAGGCACAGACAGAATGATCTGATCGGCCGGGCGCGATTGCGCCAGCAGGCTCTGGATCGTGGGTAGGATCTTGCCGATGCGGGTAGGCGTAGTGGTAAGGCCGACGATGACGCTACCCGTTTGATCGATAGGATCGGGCAGGCGTGTGGCCCCGGCTGGTAGTGTGCCCTGTGCCAAAAGATCCATATCCCAGCGCAACGCCGGGACGACCACATCTTTGCCACACTTCACAAAAAGAAGGATTCTGCCCAGGGTTTTGCTGATCGCGTCCTCGACGCCTGTGCAAATGTTTAGGCGCTTGCCGAATTTATCTTCGCCAGGGTTAGTGATAAATATGTGCTGTAAGCCAGCGGGCTGATCGGATGTGTCCATCATCAGTTTTGATGCCCGCACTACGTCTGGCAAATCGCCCTGGTAGATGATAGTGATCTGTCCCCAGGCTGCGCGGAACGCTTCTTTAAGGCATCGATCTGCGTCGGCTGTTTGGCCGACTACCCGGAGCGATTGTTCCAGCAAGAAATTTGGCATGTGGCCGTACCACTTTGCGTCCAAGTTCCAGATCACTCCGGCCGGTGGCGTGAGCGTCATAATCATCTGAAGCAGTCGCACTGCTTCGTGGTAGTTGCCGTCGTCCATCAGTTGCGTCGCGTAGTGGCCGTAAGCCTCGCGTCGTGTGGGTTGAATCATCACAGCCTCGCCCAGATATTTCCTGCGTTTGGCAGGATCCGCACACATCACGCCTGCCATGCACAGAAGCTGGTAGCGTTCCGTGATACCTAAGTCTGGATGCTCCAAGGCAAGGAGCACTGGCCCGATGGCAGTCTGGTAATCGTTCCGCAGAAACGACTCCATGCCGATGTAGTACCAGTTCATCCCGGCGCCCTCTAAGACGCTGTTTAGGATCCGCTTGTTACGATCGCTAGAGTTCTTCTTACAGTTGTTAGGTGCGTGGACGATGACTAGGCCGTCGGCCAGTCCGACTTCCATGTTTGGAATAGGCTTAACCCGTTCGTGGATGGATCTCTCCCACACGGCCGGCAGAAACCCATCGGCCTGCCGGCGGAAGATCCGTTCTCGGCGATTGTGGCGCATCCCGCTGTTTTGGACGTCGTACCTAGTGACTAGGATGTCCCAGCCTTTGTCGGCCTTTTCCCGTTCCTCAATAACGTGCCGGTGGATCTTGGCCTGGTCGCCATCGAACAAGTCATCGCAATCTGCCCAGATGACGTACTTCCCTTTTGCCAGGTTAAACGCCTGATTACGGGCAGCGGCAAAATTATCGATATGAGGCCAGTCCCTGTGCTCTGGGCTGTTCTGGTATTCCCCCCAGACTAAAGCCTCACCAGCGGCCTCCTGAGCGCAAATACGCACACTGTGCGCCTCATTTTTACCTACTGCCGCCACGACGACAACCTCGTCCCATAGGCCACGGGCGGATTGAATAAGGCGTTTAAGAATGTCGCCCTCGTTGGGGCCGACGATTAGAGCAAGTGATACAAGGGGGGTTTTCATATTTTTTTGAGTGGGAAAGCCCGGACGCACCCCCCGATGCGTCCGGGCAACCCGGATGATTCTGTAACTTACACGATCCGAACGAGCGAAGCGGCCGATCCTTTTGCTGCACCGTAGATGAGGCAATAGGTGCGCTGCACGCTGCCGGTCACGAGCGAATAGCTCTCGCGAACCTGGAGCGACAGACCGCTCTTAGCTTCCGTCACGTTGGCAACGGTGCCGCTGAACTCAACATTAGGAATCTCGGGCAGACGAGCCGCCACGATGATCGCTTCCTGTTGGGCGATGAATCCTTTAGATACAGCAGAAGGCAGCGAAGCGTAGTTAAATACGTTCACGCCGTGAATTTCGCCAAGGCTGGCACCGCCGACGAGGTCGGTGGAGCGCTGGGCATTCGCCACCACTACGGAATCTTTGGAAAGATTGGCGTAGTTAGTAGGACTGAGAACGGCGAACCGTCCACCCATAGGAGCCTTTGCGCTGTTGAGTTGAGCCGCGATGTCGACGATGGAACCAAAGGTCACTGCACCGGCCGCGATGGTGGCGGTCGTGGTGTAGTTGCTGTTGGTGACCAACGCGAGAACGGTATCAACCATGCTCTTTCCGAGAGCGTGGGCCGCTTGCGCTGCAAAGCGCTCGACCAAGTTGATCGAGGAGCTGGTGCGCTCGTCATCATTCAAAGCGTACGAGACGTGTTTGAAATTTGAGAGGGTCACGGCGACATCCGTCTGAGTTGCATCGCCAGCCACGTATCCGGCCGTGCTGGAATAATCCGAGGCAGACTGGATCGAGACGGTGTGGGTTATGATCGCGTCACCCTTGCGGGCGGTAGCGTCCGAAAAATCGGAAACGCCAGAAGCGATCCATGAGTAGTTTTCAACCAGCAATTCGAGAGCACGTTGTGCTACGACTTTGCCGTTGCTCGTTGTTGCGAGGCTATTTGCCATAGTTCTATCCTTCTTTCTTAGTTATCGTGCGAGCTTGATTTGGTTGAAAATCTCCGCCGCACGACGGGGATCTTTTTCCGCGTTAAACTTCGCGAGAAGTTCATTACGGGAAAGGGGTTTGGCTTCGCTGATCTCTACGGGCTGGGTGCCTTTGCTGGCTTCCAGCTCGACAGTGAGGCGAGCGAGCTTGGTTTCGAGAGCGACGATCTTGTCGTTAGATTCTAGATCGGCCTTGGCTTCGGGAGCTGCTTCGACTGCGGGCGCTTCTTCTGCCACGGGTGCTTCGGCTACTGCGGGAGCTTCCTCAACGACCGCTTCAAACTTGGCGGCAAATTTGCCGACGAGTTCGTCGATCCGGGCAGAGAGAGCCGCGATGGCCTGCTCGGCATTAAACGCCGGGGCCGCCGGTGCTTCGGGCGCGGCTTCGATAACCGGCGCTGATTCTTTTACGGTTGTATCCATATTAAGCGATTTGCGTGTGTCAACCCGTGCAGAATAAACGCCTGTCGGATTAGCCGCTGGTGTAGTCACGAGATCGACGGAGTAGAGCGTGCTGACGTCAGCCAGTTGCGTGCCGTCCTCTGCCATCCTGGGCACGCCACTGAAGCTGATGGAGAATCCGATCTGCCCAGGAAGTGTGCCAATTAGTTCGCTGAAGTAGGCAAAGCCCTCGTGGCTTTCAAATAAGGTGAGATCCGCACGGACGCGGCCGCCGTCTAAGGTAAAGTTTTCTAGGTAACCGATGATGTTGGAAACGCTAGAGCTGTGGTCAGACAGTACCTTGACCTGACCCAGATCGTTTCCAGCCCGGACGACTTGCTCTAGAGTGTCTGCGTCGATAACCATCCCGTGACCCAAAGCAGGGCCAGCGGTGATGACGGAAATTCCCTTAAATAGTTATTGAGCCATGCCCGCGCATGGCGTGTCAAATTACTCCTGCGGAGGAAGCGGAGGAGTCAGGTGGGCGTTAATCTTTTCTAGTTCTGCTACGGCCTTTTTCAGTAATGCCTCACTGCGTAGGGATGAGTTTGAAATCTGGAAAACGAACACAGGCAAAAGCAAAAGAAGTACCAGCAAAAAGAAAGCTGCTACAGCAAGCAAAACATAGATAAAGCCTCCAACGCCTGTCATGTTCTAAGCCTGCTCCTACCCAGCAAGCTTAATCAACTACTTTCTCTTTTTTGTTTTTGGCTTTGCCCCGATCCCGATCGCCTTCACCACCATATTCATCTCTTTTGGGGTAAGGTTAAAATCTGGCTCGTCACGCATTGTGAAGGTTTCTGTGGATGAAACTGATGCCTGCACTGGCTCAATCGCTTCCGCAAGTTGGGGCTGAACGGTCGAATCCTCTGGCAACGGTGCGGCCGGTGGCGTAACTGCCACTTGTTCAGCAGGAGCAGCGGGTGCGCCAGTGATCTGCACGTCTGCCATAGTCAGCCCAGCTTCTTGTGCCTTTTGCTTAATGTAGATCTGCTCGGCAATCTTCTGATTTACGATCTCCTGCCAATCCGATCCGCGCTCTGCGCTAATATCGGCAAGAGTCTTAATTCCCATCTTTAGATCTTCCCGATCGGCGGCGCTGTCCCGGCCGGCGTCGATCGTAGTGCGGGCTGGGGTGTGATAGACCGCTTCCCACCACATCGTCATGCCCCTGGGCGGAGTCAGATCACCACGTTTGATCGCCTTGGCCAGTGCCCACTTGCGAACCCGTTTTAGCATCTGCTCGATCACCGCGTCTGAAATCTCATCGAATCGGCGTTGTGCCTGGGCGAGAACGAAACGCTGGCTGGGGCCGGTCAGCTCATTGGGCGACCAGATGTAGGCGTAAGGAACGCCAAGCCCAGACGCTACTGCTCGGATGTACTGATCCATGTGTTGCTGTAGATTCTGGCTAGGCCGATCGTTTTTGATCTCTCGCAGTGTCTTACCCATCGGCACGTTGACCAACGCACCACCGCCAAAAAGGTTGTCGGTCGTTAAGTTTGTTGAATCAGTCTCTGTCGGGTTAAAGAATCCAGGGCCAGAGTTGGTCGTCGATTCGATTGCCATCCCAATCTGCCCTGCCCGCTTACAAGCGAGCATCTCATAGTCTAGAATCTCGTCCCGATCCAGCAGCAGATTGATGCAGGATGCGAGCTTAGATAGCGACCGCACTTCGTCTGCCCTGTCCCGTTCTGCCAACAAAATCAGATCGGCGGCTTGCACTTCCGTAAATGTGTCGCCGTTTATGCCGGTGCGGATGTAGTAACTCAAAGGCCGCCCAAACTTGTTCATCCGAACGCCGTCAAAAATCTTGGCGTCGTCCTTCACGTAAGATGGTGTTTCGCAGCGATGACCTTCGACCATCTGCAACATCGGCCAGCCGTCGCCGTTATCAGTTAAAAGAATGAAAATCTCGTTATCGCGTAGCATTGTGCGGGTGGCCACTTGCTGCATCGCTTGGTAAGTGAGGATCCCACGCACGTCGCAAGATCCTTCCCACATCGCCAACCACTCTTCGGTCGCCTTGTTCCAGCCTTCGTCCTTTGTGCGTGCCTGGCATTTGATGCCAGCGCCGATCGCGTTCCGCGTCATCGTATCAATCGCCCCGCGAACGATAGCACTATTGTAACAAAGCCAACGGGAAAGAGCGGCGATGGATTGCCGGGATGCGGAGCTGACGTCCAGCTTCGTGTCGGCCAGTTGAGCATCTACCCAGCGGCGTTTGCGTGGATCGTGCCGGGCGGCATTAACCATACGCGACCAGCTAGAAATCACTTTTCCAACGATGTCCATTTTAGTAGGTGGTTTCCTTGAACCGTGGGTAGGTGACTAGGCTCTGATCGCCTGTGAAGATTGCGGCCACCTCGGCGTCATTCTTGCCTTGGATCAATCGCCAACCGTCCAGAGCTGCTTTAGCCAGCTCGACGGGCGTGATGCCTGACGTGACTTGGTAGCTAAACGATTTACCAGCCACGCTTGCGTTAATCATTGTCCGGCCTCCGTTTTGAAAAACGGTTGCCTGCCCGGCTGCGATTGCTTCCAAGGCAAGGACAAGAGCCTGAGCGTTTTTAGACGCCTGAATCCAAAGGGAAAAAAGGAGAGCACGATCCACGACTCCGTTCCCATCGTGTCAATCATACCTTCGCCTCTTGTGCCATCGCTGCTTCCGCTTGAATAACCTTCCCCCACACCGCAAATCCAGCCAGGTAAGTTTCGCAATCATATAAGTGGTCTTGTCTGCCCTTTACCCGAATCCACTCATAAACGTCCTTGCCGGTCTTGCGGTTAATGCGATGGGCCTTTCTATGGCTGGCCATGTGCTCCCGATATTCTGGGCTGACGTCATGGGCCACTTCCCACAGCGGCCCCTGCCCTCTCCGCAACCAAGCCAGCAAATCTTGGCAGGCCGGTGAGCTAAGAAGGAGCAGACGACAGCCTGCGTCCGTTGGCTGATCCGAACTGTGCACCGACTTCATCCGGCCACCCTGCCCTTCAATGTAATAGTATTGGCGATCCTCACCCTTTACCGCGATAAATCCGTATCGCGCCGCCAATCTATATGTGTCGTGAGCCTCATAACCTGAATCAATACAGGTATGAATGTTCTTCACGCCTAGCTCGGCCAGCGTGTGAGCCACGTCCTCGATCGTTCGCCGACGGCCTTCCTCAATCAGCCTGCTCGACCCATCCCTGGCAAACGCACGTACCACAAACCAAAACTCGTCGATCTGCCTGTCGATTGCAGCCAGCTTAATGTGATCCGTTTCCCATTCCTGCTTTTTGGCAAATGCTCCGGGCGGCATGTTGTTCAGCTCGTTATCATCAAACTGATCCTCCCAAGGCATCGCACTCCATCCGTTCACCCATCCCTGCAACCCGTGCAGATAATGCTTTTCAGTCAAAAACTTTTTAGCGCAATCAGCGAACGTGATTGTCGGTGAGTACCAGCTCGGCAGGCGGAACGATCGACGGCCAGCCTCCGAGCTTGCGTTTGCCGCCACCCACTTACCCTGCTCGATCGACTGGCGGCGATTGCGTTCACTCCACGGTGCGTCGCACTTTGTGCAGTAATAAGAGGCCGTTTCAGTTACCTTTCGCATATCCCATTTGCCATCCTCTGATCGTGCCGTTTCATCCCATCGGATCTGCCCGAACTCCATCGCCTGATATTCCCCGCAAGCATGGCAAGGCACATGGAAAGTCTCCTGCGTCCCGGCTTGGTAGTTGATCCAGATGTCGCCGGTGTTGAGCGTCGGGGTAGACGTCAGTACGTGCTTACGTTGTGGAAACGCCTTTGTCCGTTCTAACGCCAGGGAGTAAGCGGCCGCATCCTTTTCTGATGGAGCTGCAAAAGAATCCAGCTCGTCCAGAACGGCGATGCAGATCGGGCGTGAGGAAAGATTGGCCGGACTGTTGCTGCCAACCAGAGAAAGCGTCATCGTTGCAAACTGCATCTCTAGGATCTTTAGGTCGTCCAGATCCTGCGGGAATAGTCGCTTTACTGGTTTGCACTTTTCAAAGATCGGAGTCAGCCGCGTCTCGCTGTATGACCTAGCCAGATCCGCGTTTGGCATAACCAGCAACGCGGGGGCCGGATCGTTCGCAATCCTGTAAGCCAGCCAGATGGCCAGCGTCAGCGTCTTGCCTGTCTGAGATCCCCAGCAAAGCGTCACGGTGTGAACGCCAGGATCGGCTAGTGCTTCCAGTACCCCCCGCACGTAAGGCGTCCACGTTGTGTTATATAAACCCGGCCGAGCCGTCAGCCTGCTGTCTAGCTGGATGTTTCGCTCCGCCCATTCAATCACCCCTGGCGGCTTTTCGTAGTGCCAGCGGATCCTTGCTCGTCGGCGTAGCTCCTCTTGAGCCTTGGTCACAGAGCTGCCTCAACCTGGCGCATAATCTGCCCGACTTCGTTCTCGACCTCTGCCTCCACTTCAACCGCTGGCCTGTTTGCACAGATCGGGGCCAACCGCTTTGCCATCCCTTTGAGTAGTGGCACAAGTGCGTTATCCCTTGCGGCCAGTACCTTGTCGGCCTCGTCCACTGGCACCATCGTGCCCTCCGCTTGATCGATGTCTGGCCGGTCGCCCTTCATTCGGCGCAGTGCTTCCACTAGCTTTGTGTAGTTACTGATCAGCTCAGAGCGGTCGGCCCTTGTGTCGTCCTTTGCAGATTCGCCTAGGCTCGCTGCCAGATCCTCAAGCCGCTGGATTTCCACGTCCAGCCCGCCGCCCTTCGCCTTCACGAGCGGCTGGGTCTCCACCTTCTTACGCTGTAGGTAGACTGTGGCGCGGGATTTACCCGTGGCCGCCATCGCCCTCTTCACGTCGTGATTAACTGGCCTACCCATAAGACACAACTATCGGGGGGCCACACTCAAGAAATTTACGGGAGTCGTTTCCACCGCGATGTTTCTACTCAAGGAGACTCCTTGTGTCGGATTAAAATTCCTACTCAAGAGATTTTTATGACTCCTACACAAGAGAATTTTATCACGCATACTCAAGAGCCTTTGCCCGTCAGCTCAGTGTATTTCTTAGCGATCGGCTCTGCGTAGCGAATAAACTCTGTACGCATGTCGGATGTCCAGGCTTCAGGCTTGGATCTGTTGAGGAACCACTGACTAACTTTAATCAGCGGAAAGAAGAACGGTTTGCGTTCGCTTGGTACGGATGTCGTGATCGGATCGGGCAGCATCTCTGTCCACAGCATGATCTGACGCAAGGCGGCTGGGTCACCGTCTTGCAGCTTCTTTTGATGTGCCGCTACACGTTCCAACCGCTTGCCTTGCTCATCAGTTAGATCAACTGAATCTAGCAACGCAGACACGTTCTCACCTTTAGCCCTTGCGTTAGATATGATGGCACCGGCCTGTGCTGCCAGGCCAATCACCTCACCCATCTGCTCAAGCGTTTCGGTACGTCTCTTGTTTAGCTTCTTAATTACTTCTTTGAGTTCTTGCATCTGTCCCTGCCTTTCAATAGTGCGGCGTTGTTAAACTTAGGAATCTGACGACGCCGCTTGTCGTGGTGCTTCCTTGCTCTAAGGTCGTATGCCTCACGAGCCTTTTGGCTTTTCTGTGCTCTGACAGGCAAGCCAAGGCGATCAGTTAGACTGAGCACCCGCTTGCTAAAAGCCTGCTTGGTAATTTTGTGCTCGCTTGCGAGCTGGGTCATAGACTTGGTCGATCTGTTAAGCACGACCGCCAGCACAGACTGCTCCAATGTGTCGGCCATGTTTTGAACCGCTGGATGGTCTGGCGCCTTAGTTATTAGGTAATAGAATACCTGAGTGGTCAAAGCCACTGACGACGTTGTAACAGTCAGACCTAGCTCACAGAACGCCTCATGGACTAGATCTGCTATGCCGTCGATCCTGGTGGATATGTGGGCTGAACCGCACGGGATCCGTTCTAACATTTGTTGGTCTATCATAGGGGTCTACCTTCAAGATCTTTTATGCCTTCAGACTTCACCTTCAAGTTCCCCCTTAAAGGGGGGAACTTGATGGTGGTACCGTCAACCGAACTTGAAGGTACCTTCAAGTTAATTTGAAGGTTAAAAAGGCTCATCGATTTTGACCTCCAAAACGTAGGTACCATTTGCTTGTTTTTTGATAGCCTCAGATTCGAGCGCTTTGTCCACAATTCGGTATGCTGTTGACTTAGAATTGCCGTCACCTTGCTTCATTACCCATGCTTCAAGCGCCCCACGGGTGCATGGATAGTCCTTATACTTAGAAAAATCTACTGTCTCAGCCTGCGGCCCTGGCTTCTTTTTGACTACTTCACCCGCTTGTATCCAAGCCAAACCAAGGTCGCTGTGACTTAGATTTACAAAGGGTTGCACTGCATTTTGCGCTATAATGCCCGTAGAATTAAGATTAGACCGCTTACCTCGCTTCGTTACCTCAAGCCTATAAATACGCTTTCCTTCGGCATCGTCGCCACAAGCCGCAAGGGTTAAAACGCTCCTCGCCCAATTCGTCAGCTCGCTTGATCCAAAACCGCTATACGCCTTGTCTGCGCCTTGGTATCCGTTGCCCTCCCTAGCTGGCTTCGGGGTGTGATGGATCAGCATCCACGCAAACCCAGCCGATAGGGATAGCGGGTTAAGCATATTGCGTAGGAACGCACTTGCCGTCTCCTGGCTAGATAGATCGCCACCGATAAACGCCAGCAAGGGATCGATCCAAACTAGGTCAGGTTTATGCTTTTCGACTAAGCGACGCACACGATCCACAAACTTCTCTCCGGTGGATGTGCAATCACGCACGATGGTCACGTTAGCCATCACTAACGCCTTATGTTTTTCGGTTAAATTCATGGCCTTAAACACCCCTTGTATCGATTCGGCCACGTCTCCCTCGTCGTTCTCCGCCTGAATGATTATCGACTTTAGCCCGTTGCCGTGCGGGTTGATCCCAAAGAACGACTCAGCGATTGCCCAGGTGATAGCGGCCTGCATACATAGCACACTCTTACCAAGGCCACTGCTACCTACCCACAAGGCCGATCCGCCACGGCAGATCCAGCGCTTGCCTAGTAGCTGGGTTGGATCTTCAGTTTCCTTAAAATTAAGCAAATCGTCCCACTTGTAAGGATCAGGTATATCGCCAAACAAAATGCGCTCTTTCCATTGTAAGAATGAGATTGACGGTGTGCCACATTCGACCAGCTCTTGCTGATTGCCTGTGGCCGTCCGCATCGCACCGGGCAACCTCGACAACCGCCCTGCGTCCTTTGTCGAGGAATCAACCTTACTGTGCTCTAAGTGCTTAAATATAAAATCAACACGTTCAGTAAATTCAGCTTCGTTATCTGCGTCAATTTTCACCCATGCGTGCAGACTTCGTGATCCGCTCTTTATGATGCAAGTGGTAGGCAATCCGCTTTTCTTAATAATTTTCCACTGCTCATCCAGCGTGCTTTCATCAAATTCGATTAGGACGTGCCGCCATTTAGTAACATGCTCTTTCTTGCGCCCCTTGCCATTGTTAGGGTTAATTGAGACATAGACCCCAACGGCTGATCCCTGCCACTCTTTTAATCCGTCCCCCTTGTATAACTCTAACCACTCCTCACGTTTTCTAGTTTCCCCAGTGCCGTCCGGCCGCTCGCGATCGCCGTCCCTAATCGAACGACAGATATTGATGCTTTCGCCTAGCTCAAAAGCCTCTGCTAAAAATTTCTCTACTGGCTGGGCCTCTACGCTTTTAGGCATTTGAGGCACCGGCAGATCCTCTCTAACGATCGCCCCATTCTGATAGCCGTACTTAGCCTTGGGCCTCCATGCTTCCCTGGCTGGCTTGCTAAATGCGGATCTGACCGCACTGACGGCCTCGTTCTGCGATAGCCCCACCTTGTAGGCCCACTCCTCTGCGTTAGTCGTTGCGTCGAACTCAGTCAGCCCTTGGTCGCGCCACTGGCACGCCAGCTTAAAGAGCTGCGTGTTGCGCTCACCTTCAGCGGCTCCGTTGCGGTGTATGGCTTCGATTGCGGGGGGCAGGGGTGCAATCATTTTTTGACCAACCCTTCCAACGCTTTCTTGATCACGTACTCGATTACTGCCTCTTGATCTTTTTTTAGCTTCTTCAGCCCAAATGCGTGCAACGCCTTGGCAGTTTTGGCGTCATAGGTTACGTCGACTAAAACCTGCTTTGGAGCAGGCCGCGCTTTGCCAAAAGTAATTTTGCCTAAATCCTTCATTTGCTCTCCTTCGTTTTTTTTGCCTCAACGGCTTTCGCCTTAAATCCCTCGGCCTGCTTGAGCATTTCGGTTGCCATAAGAACGGCCAGATCCAGCCGGGTGCGTACTGCGTCGTACTGCTTCTTCAGCAAATTTTTCTTCGCACGTTCGAGCACGGCGAGATGCCAGGTTAAACGCTTAACGCTCACCACTGCCCCATTCCCCAACGGTGGCGATTGGCGCGGGCCTCTCGCACACAGTCGGCGTACTGCTCCGGCGTGTAGGTGCCGATGACGCGGGCGGAGAACATGATCAAAAGATCGGCTAGGCTCACAGCACCGCCTTAGGCAGCGGCCCCGCCAGTTTGTAGTGGTACTTGCTGGCGTCGTATTGCAGCGGATAGCCAAAGAAATCGCGCAGCAGATCGATGTCCCGCTGGATGGTCTTGTAGCTACATTCGAGTTTCACACCCAACCTCGCACAGCTAGGCAGCGTTAGATCCCGGCGTAACATTCTAGCGATCACGCCTAGGCGGCGGAACGTCGGCCTTGTATCGCCAATGCCGGCGGCCTTATTGCGTTTAGATGCAAGCCTAGCGGCCGTCGTGCTCACTTCATCACCTCCACCATCGCCACCTTCGGCAACCGCATCGCATTAAACTGCTTTTCACTAGCAGCAAACACGTCCACCACGGGCAGCTTGCCACCGCTTGCTTTCTTACTTTTTACGGCAGTGCCTGTATCCACGGCCACCCACTCACGCTTCCCGCCCATGACGCGGATCTTTGACCACAGCGGAATGATGTCTGGATCGACGGCGCAGTGACGGCCAGCCCGCAACCTGGTGCCAGTGCTCGACTGATAGCGACTGCTCCACTCGTCCTCTCCAGGCCAGTAGCCAGTAATGCGAACCTTGATTTTTTTTACGTCGATCTTTTTTGCAATCGGGCGCAAATCAATTAGTGCGTTACTTAGTTTCGTCGCGGTAAAGCCAAGCAGGGCCAGGATTGATAGCAGTGTCCTCATAGCCCTGCCCTTATCCGATCGATCAGATCGTTCTCGCGTCTTTCCGCAGCCGCCAGCGCAGCCTTCGCTTCCGCAAGCTCACGGGCCAGCGATCGCACGCGGTTCAGTAACTGCTCTTGGGTGGATTGTTCGGGTAGGATCTCAATCACAGCGCACCTCCCGCGGGTCGTACTTCTTCAGCCAGCGCCATACCTTGCAGATGGACGTGAATGCCTCAAACGCTTGGGCAACTTGCTCGGAGGTGTAGCGAATGTCCTGCAACTGGCCGGTGACTGGATCGATCAGTACGTTCCGGCATGCCATGCCCTCGTCTGTAAATGCGTATGCGTAGGCACTGAGCTGCAAAAGATCAGTTTCATAGCCCGATGCTTTGGAGACACCCTTTGCGTCTTTCTTAAATTTGCGTGTTTTAAAATCGACCACCTCGATCTTGCCGTGGATGTCGGCGATTAGATCTACTCGCCCAGCGTAGCCTTCCGCCTCGTTGACTAGCACGGACTCGCTGGCGTGCACTTTAGTGACGCAGCACTCCCGCCATTCTTTTAGGCCCGCATAGTGCTCCTCGTAGCCTTTGACTAGGTCACCCGGCTCTTGCTGATTAATTATCATTTCAGCCAGGGAATGAATTTGTGTCCCGCGCAGTGCGGCCGCCTCCACTTCTTTACGGCTGTCCAGCACTGCTCGCTTGGCAAAGTCGGCCAGAGATTCGCCCTCAATATGTGGAAGGGTTAGCGATGACGACATCGCCTGCTCTACTTGCCAATTTATCAGCCCAGTCTTTTGTGGGCCTGCTGCCGCCAAGATTGTGGTGACCGACGGAAACGCCCCCACCTTGCGAGCGGATCGCAGATCACCGTGGCACGACTCACCCGACGCTAGGTAATAATGCGACGACTCCGTCTTTGCTGTAGCAATTAACGCAGCCATTACTGCCAGTCCTTCAGCAAGCGCATGGTCATAAGGGCCAGCACGACTGCGGTGGTTGGAAACACGATTTGAATTACTAAAGTTAGGATTTCCATAGGGGGTCTTTCTGGCCGAGGTGGGAATTGCCCACCCCGGCCAATGTGGTTAGAACGGTACTGGTGTTCCGTCGGCATCCAGCTCGACTACTGCTGGTTTAGGAGCGCCAGGACGATTGCACTTCCTGACAAAATCCTTATCGACTTTAATTTTCGTTGCACCCGCCGGCAGGACGGCCTGCACATTGGCGTAGGTTGATCCGTCGCGATCAACATGAGTGACGAGGATCTGGCACGGCTTACCAATCAGGGTTTCCAAGTCCAGATTCTGCGGTGGCGCCTTTTTGGCATAGGTTTTCAAGTCTTTGAACAAAGCCGCCTTCTCATGCAGGCTTAGTCCATAACGCCGGCCTATGGTGTACGGCCGCCCGTCCTCCATCTTCTCGGCGATCTGCCAGACAAGGCGGATCTGATGCTTTTTACCGTACTGCGTTTCCACTTCGCCTAAGTCCTCGACGTCGCAGAAAACTGCGTCGTGATTACCTTGCGGGGCTGGCGTGTATGACCCCCCTCTGCTTGCTACTATTGGCATATTCTTATTTTGCTTTCTTGGTTTGGGTTTCTTGGATTTGCTCCGACTACTCGTCGTCGCAAAAATCGTTATTCCTGTGCGGTTGGTTTAGGTCTTGGAACTCACGGTCGGCTAGGTGCCAAGCGATCTCGTGCTTGCGGGCCAGTTGTTTTGCCTGGTCGATCTCGCCGCGGTTGAGCGCCTTCACAACCCGCTCCGCTGAGTTACGACAGGCCATTACTTCAATGTTTTCGATCAGGCGAAATTTCGTTAGGTCGGTCATAATCAGCCCCGGCGGTTGTTGCCGTAGTAATCGGCAAAACGCTGACTTTCATATTCAGAATCAGCCCTCTCCCGCTCGTAGACGTCGTATTCGTAGTCCGGCTTGTCGTTGTTAATAGGTGTATCGTTGGTTGCTTCGCTCATTTTTTCTCCTTCATGGACAAGCGGAATGACTTGGCAGTCATCGCTACTGCCTCAGCAGTCAGGCACTTGGTTGTGAAACGCCAGATGCGCCAGCCCAAGTCGGCGGCTGCCCGGTACTTCTCACAATCTTTCACCATCCCCATCCCTCGCCCGTGCCGGCCTCCAAACGGCAGAAACGCCCCACCGTCCAACTCGATCGCACAGCGGGCGGATTTGCAGGCGAAGTCGAAACGCCATTTACGGGTCGGGTGGAAAGTGTGCTCTGCCACTATCTCCGGGCCACCAGCTACTTTCCAAAGGACGAGGAACTTGCTGGCCAATGCGCTCACGATTGCGCCCTCTTCAGTAGGCTTGCGACCACCTCTTGAATGCCGTCTAGGTCATTACGCAGCTTGCGGTACTTGGTTTGCAGATCGATCAAAGCAGTGGTCTGCGAGAGCTGGGCAGATCCGTAGGATTGCGAGACGGAGATCGGCAGAATGCCCTCTGCTTCTAGGTCGCGAACAGTAGCCGCAGGCGGATAGAACGCCCCGGCCACGCCGCCTTGGTTTTTAGGTGCGGGGGCACCGTTGTCCTTGGCGTAAATCATCTACCCTCCCAAAAGAATCGACGCACCTGATCGACTACCCAGCCAAACACGAGGACGGCCACGGTTAGCCCGGCGATTCCAGAGCCTACGAACAAAGCCCAGCCGGTGATCAGCATGGATACCTGGGCGAGATCGCGCATGACTTCCCACGAAATCATTTACTGGCCTCGTGTTGCTGTGCCCACATACGGCACACGGCGGGGTTTGGGTGATAAACGAACGCCTCGGGGGTCAAATCGTACCCGCCGCGAGAATTTAAATTAAGTTGCTGGTAGTGAGCCTTTTTTGGCTCAGTAATTACCGCCGTGTTACTGTATCTGCGTAAGTCGTTGTAGCGATAAGACTCGGACGGGGTGGGATTTGAACCCACGGTCTTATTTCCTCCTTCAAAATGATTGATTATGATTGGATGTGTCACGGGTAAATCTTGCTTTAAATTGAGTAAATGTTACCGTTATCACCATGGCGTATTCTTATCAGAAACGCGGCAGCCCTTGGTTCTTTATTCGTTTTAAAGACCCGACTGGAAAATGGCGTAGCAAAAGCACCCGCTACCGAATCGACAATACCCTGCATCGCGCAAAGGCAACGGCCGAGGCCGCTAGACTTGGCGTTAATGAGAAGCGCAAAGATTGCGGCAGCGATTGGGTTGATGATTTGATCGAAAATCATCCCGTTTCCGCTCTGACAAAAGTTTATTACAGGAACTGCTGGCGTCATCTTGCTCGTTTTATTAGTGAGAAAAAAATAACCCTGCAAGCGTTTTCTGCGTCCGATTGTGAAATTTATTTGCGATGGCGCCAGAGCCTGCCGCACACGTCCGGGGGTAAGGCTGGGCGAAACCAAGCGTGCCAGGACTTGAAGATTCTTAAATGGATTCACAGGCAAGGCCGACTGTTTGGAAAGATGGATTCTGTCGCTCTTCTGGATTACCGAATTAAGAGGGGGCCGATCTCCCGCGTTAAACCTGTCTTTTCGGACAATGAAATTAAAATCACCCGGAAAGCCTTGGCCGTCGACGGTGTGCCCGAATGGATGAGGGTAAGTTTTGAGATCGCCCTGGCTACTGGCTGCCGCCTGCGTGAGACACAAATCCCGCTCGACTGCGTGGATCTCAAGAATCGCATCCTTACGTTCCCCTGCCCCAAGGGTGGCACGGGTAAATCCTTTAGCATTCCCATCCCGGCCGCCATCGAACCCATGCTCGCCAAGATGAAGGCCGAGGGCCGCGAGATCACTTGCGAAGTGCCCCGCACGCGAGCCTCGCTTTGCTGGCGTCGCTTGCTGGATATTTGCGGGCTTAAGCGTCACTGCTTTCACTCCCTTCGGGTAACCCGAGTGACGAGACTGCGGCTTTCAGGCTGTTCTCAATCTGTCGCCATGAGACTTGTGAATCACTCGTCGACTTTAGTGCATGAACTTTACCAGAGGCACTGTGTGGACGATCTCCGCGATGCAGTGAATTTAGGCCAGTCGTCCGTATCAGTCGCCACTGATCAAAATCACTCGGAATTACCTTACCCGCGAGCAGCGGGAATCCAGGCAACGCCTGCATTTGCTTGATCCGTACGTAGCCCAGCCCGTAAGCGGCGCCTAGCTGGCGAAGGGAAAGAGCTTGGTTCTGCTGACGCAGTTTCATGGCAATATCGTTGAGGCGCCCCAAGCTCATAAGTATCTAGCTTTGCTCTCCCGATGCTTTTGCGAGCAGTTGGGTTATAAGTTGGGAAAGCGAAATACGACGGGCAGCGGCAAGTTTTTGTGATGCTTTTTTCACCGCAACGGGCAGAACTATGTTTGTCTTTTCAGACTTAAACCCGCTAAGTGGACGACGAGGCATACGCCTTGCATACGCACAGACGGCGTATTAGCAACACTTTTCTTTTGGGCATTAACTTTTCTTTTTAAACTTGAATGCGTATTTATTACGCATACAATCCTCCCTATGAAAAAGGCGAAAACGAACCTTACAATAGACCCAAAAGTAAAGCGGAACGGTGAGCGTCTTGCCAAAAAAAGCGGATTATCCCTTTCGGCATATATCACCACTCTGCTCGTTAAAGAGCTGGCGAAACAAAATAGACGTTAGTTTTTGGGCGATTTGCCTAAAATCAGGCGGTAGTGCGGTACCTTGCGGCAGTGGCCTAAAAACTTCTTTCCCTTTGCATCAACGTGAGGCAGGCGGATCACATAACTTTTTCTTTCGGCTCTGCCGTCTTTAACCAAGTGCGCTAAAAGTTTATTGGCATAATTTGACGACTTACCCCACAGCTCGGCTATCTGTTTTTTGGTTAGCCACCCGGTTGGCACTACTTCCTGACGATACCCAGCGACATACTCCGTTAGGACAGTCGCCCAATCTGACTTTACACTGGGTACCGCCACACGCCTCCTACTGGCGAGAGCACGTTGACCGTGCATCCCTGCCCGCCCTCTACGTACTCGCCCCAGGCTATTCCATGCTGCCACCTGGTAACCGACCGCTGGCGCCGGGCGTAGTGCATGCTTGCAATATCGGCTAGGCAACCGATCGACCAGCCCACGGGTGCGCCAATGCTGCGGCCTGCGATCCTATCCACCCGGTGCAAATGGCCCATCACAACAGGCTTTCTGACCATTTCTACGTGGTCACGCACGGCTGATTCTGAAAACATAAACCCGTGGCCAAATGCCGTACCGCCAAGATCCCGCCAGCCTTTCTCAATATCATAAGGCACATACTGCGCCTTTAAATCCTTGCACATATTATAGATTTCCGACTTCGCCGACGTGCAGCAATGAGCGACGATCGCGCTTGGCGAGTATTGTAGAGCCGTTAGGCGGTGCTCATGGTTTCCCTCAAAAATGTAACGTGGCGCCATTTCTCGAACGAAATTAAGGCCAGCGTCAAAGTCCTCACGGATGGATGCGGTGCGTTCGGGCGAATCTGGATCTTTCCTCGCGCTACCCATTAAGCCGGACAGATCGACAAAATCGCCGAGGTGGAGAGTCATGTCTGGTTGCCATCTGCGCTTCATTTCCAGCGCAGCCTTGCACGCGGCCGCATTTGCCAGGTGTCCGTGGCTACAGCTCACCGCCAGCCACCGTTTCCACTTGCGAACTACTTTCATTTCTTATCGGCGGCCGACGGGAACCCTTCGAGCACAGCAAGAATCTGGCGGCAACTTTCCCGCGATTGTGCCGCCACCACGCTTTCGTCGGCAGCACCGATTAGCGCAATCTCCGCGATGACGGAGAGCTGCATTTTAAGGGTGTGCACGTAGGTGCATAGATCGAGCACTTCTTCCCAAGCATCCTTCCACACGGGCCTACGCCAAAGCGCACCACCGTGCTCGTCTTGGCCCCGGCGGTACTTGGCGTCCAGATCCCTAGTTAAATCGCGCAGAATGCCCGCTAGATGCTTCTCGTGTTCGGGCGTCACCGTGAACTCCACGGCTTGTTGCTGACTAGGCTTGTGGCCTTGCTCTTTTTGCGGATGTCCTTGGCCTGCACTTGTTCCACAGGGTTGCGTGAGATGTCACGCCAGCTCTTGTAGTCACTGCTTTGCAAGTGGCCTGTTTCCCAGCTAATCCCAGCCAAACGGAATGAAATTCCCACGTGCTCGCCGAGGCGGAAAGCGGTTTCGTTGTCCCAATCGGCAATCCATAGATCAGCGTTTTTGCCTGACTGCTTTAGCGGCACCCAGTCGAACGCGAGGCCGTAGTTGTGATAACTTTCCCCTGGCTTGGCCTTGGTCACAATTCGGCCGCCAGCCGTCCTGCCTTTCGCGTAAAGCGCGGCCTGCTCTTCCATCGTTCGCCTACCGCAGTAGATCAGTGGCTCAATCCGGCTCGTTACCATTTCATTCACCCATCCCCTAACCTGTTTTTGAAAGCTGGCGTCTAGGGAATCAATCGCCCGCAAGGTGCGCGAACTAGCTTCCGCCAGGCTTGTCACTGCCTCGCTCGCTCGCGTTGAGTTTCTGCCAAGCTATCAGAAAGCGCTTTGAGCGATTCCGCAAATAAGTCTCGATAAGCTTGTGGGCACGGAGGGTTTGTGCGTTCGGCTTTGTCCCAGGCGTAGATGAAATAACTGATGCTGTCCGGGCTAGGCGGCGGGCCGTCTTGCGTTTGGGACGTGGTCGCACAGGAGCACAGTGCAAGACTAAGAATCAGTAGGAGGGCGTTTCGTCCACCAATCATTAATGTCTCTTTGTCTGTTTCGGCGTTCTTTTTCGATTGCTTCAAAATTACGCTGTAATGGCGTCTTGCGTTTTAAGAACCAGAGCACGATCCCGATTATCCCGCCCAACGCCGTGAGGATGCCGGCGATCATGGGCGACTACTTGCGACTAAACTTAGACAGAAAATCCACTATGCGACCGAGGGTGCGCTCTGGTTCTTCACCTGGGATAAAAGCCGCCACGGCGGCAACGGCTGCCAGTAGGGCGGTAACTGCGCCAAGAGCGCCAAGCCAATCGATTTTAAGTAGTTGGGGGATGAGTTGTTCCATGCCCCTGGCGGGGTGTCAAAGGCTGAACCGACGCTTAATCAACTCCCAGGCCGTGCTGACTACTGCCCCGGACACTAAAGCCACTAGCCACAGCTTCGTTTTAATGGTGTGAGCGTCGCGTTCCATGTTAGTAAGACGGCCGTGGTACTCGCCCAGGCTGGCTTGTGAGCGTTCTAATAAATTCAGAATGACCGACTGGCGGGTTTCGATTCTTGCGATTGATTCTCGGACTAGGCTCAACCGTTCAGAAAGTTCGGCGACTTGGTCGGCGCTCATAGCGTGGCGTTCTCAGCTCCATCCGCAATCCGCACCCACTCATTACCCTGAGCGTCCGTCCATCGAACAATAAATCCTTCTGCCTCTAAAAAGCGTAGGCTGGCAGTAAATTCACGCCAGCCGGGCGTGTTGCGATCGTCGGGCGCAGTCATTCATTTTACCTTGCCCGCATCGGCGGCTGCCCCCATGTCGCTGTATCCTGGTAGCTGTTCTTGAATTGTTCCAGTGTCGCCAAAGCAACCGATCAGACATACGGGAAGAAACAAAATCAAAAACAGAGCTACGATGGGCATAGCGACTCTCATTGGGTAAATCCGTAGCGGTCTGGCATTGGCGAGCAGGAGCAAAGCAAGAGGGCGAGGAGGAGGAGGGGCATTTTAGATAACGTTTGGTGTGGTTGGTGCTGTAAATTTCACGGCATCGGCCTCGTTATTAGTCTTTGCGGAAAGAATGAGAGCCTTGCATCGCAGGTACTCGTTTCGACATTCAGAAATAAAGTGCTTGATAGCTTCGCAACGCTCTAACGGATAGATGCCTGCAACAGCGTTGGTTTGCGTTATCTGGTCTAATCCAGCTTCCGCAATCGCTTGCGAGCAAAACATTTTCATAATGTTTATTCTCTCGGCCTTGGCATCGGTTAAAGAACGATCATCAATATCAAGAATGCAAGTTCCGTCTGGAGAAAATTTTTGTATTTTCATGTTAGTTCACAAATAAAATGATTAGCTGATACATAGGCGTCAGACCCATCCCATGTAGCTGGCCATAAATCTGCGTATGGCTTTGATGAGTAATCAATCATTACGGAAGGATTCCCGCCAACCGTTCCTGAAATCATGCCCCTAGCAAAGTTTTGTTGGTTGCCATAGAACCCAACATTTCCGGCGCTGTTTGTTCCAACCGCTACATAATACCATCCATCACTAATGACAGTTGCAGACATTGTGGGCTGTTTTACTCCGGTTGAGTCAGTTGCAAAGGTGCCACTTTGGCAAATTAAAGCGCTTGGGGAAGCAGAGGATGATATTGAATAAACAGCAATTTTGCCAACGCTTGATGCAGTGCCAGATGAGCTGATATAAACAGAAAATGTTGTATATGATTTTGTTTCTCTAATATAAATAGGGGCGAAAAGAACAAAACCAGAGTTTGTTGTTCTGGTATTGTATGTGGCATCTGCACCAACAAAGGAAATGCCGTTTGCCCTTCTCGTTACAGTTGTTGGAGCTAGGTTTGAAGAAATTGATTTAAATGTTGCATCTGCCCTTAAAAACTTACCCTGATCCCCTGCAGAGGGTGATGGTACAAAGCCAACTCCTCCAGCTTGGGTTGCCGTGGCTGGCGCAAATGTTCCTCTTGTTAAAGGCATCGCATACTCCTTAATGACTGAACCAACTGGCTGTGCCAGCGGTGGCGAAGATGGCTGAGAGGGTGGTGGTTGTATAGTCGCACTCGTAGAAATCTCCGCCAGATAAAACAACCATAAATCCACCTCCGAGTGTGGTCGCGCTTGCTCCTGCGTTAATAAATAATTGCCCTGCTCCTAGGTTGTAGACAGTAGCCATTTTGCGAGCAGTATTTGCGGGAACAAGTGTAGCTGAAGATAGCGAAGTAAAACTTCCAGAAGTGATGACAGAAGAAGATATTGCTAAACTGGCGGTGACAGAGCCGATCTGTTCCGTTCCTGCTCCAATAGTTACTGTGCCCGCCCCGATCGTCACTACGCCAATACGGTTTGTGCCACTGGGTAACGATACGAGCGAACTAACATGAACTGGCTGGGTAGAGTTAAATGATGTTCTTGGATTAAGTGTATATGAATAATTATAATTATTTGCTGATCCCTGCACAGTTACTCTGAGCCTTATGTACCTTGCGCCACCAAGACTTATTTTATACATTCCAAGCGCACTGATAGTTGCCTGAGGAGATGTAAAACCAACTTGTAAGGCAGCTTGAGACACAAATGTGGAGTTATCATTTGATACTTGGAATTGAGCATTTGCACTTGTTGGAAAACTCCCAGTAAATTGAATCATCATCTCGGCAAAACCACTTACATCGGTTGAGGCAAGAACATCTGTACCGACGGCTGATGTTCCAGAGACAGAGCCAGACCCAGTAGTAAGGTTTTGATTGTTGGCGGTGACAGAGCCGATCTGTGCTGTTCCTGGTGGTAATGCTGAGTCCAAAACTACAGGAACAGCACCCTGCTCAGTTACTCCAATATCTATATATTGCCCTGCACCTCCTGCGTTAAATCCTTGTATTTTAACATTCGGAAGCGAGCTAATGGTTACGCTATTGCCAACGGTAACTACCCCAATGCGGTTTGTGCCAGCGGGCAAAGGATCGATGGAGACTGGAATAGATCCTTCGGTATCTATATATTGAAGAATCCCAGAATAGATTACGGCGGGAAAACCACTTCCAGCGTTCGCCGTCACCGCTCCAGAGATGGGGACATTTCCACCCCCCTCTCGTAAAAAGAGCGCAGCATCTTGACCTCTAACTGCCGTTAAATCCATTCTTAATGAGTCGCCTCCGTTGTCATACCTTCCAGCGTTTCCTATATTCGCCGTCACCGTACCAGAGATGGCGGGAAGCTTGCCGATGGTGACCGTGCCAGCCACGGTGGTCACGGATGGAGCGGAGGCTTGCACGGTAATGGCCGGCATCGTCACGACGTTCACGCTGACCACATTGGCCACGGTGACGGTAGATGAAAGTGCCCCAGAGATAACGGGTGCGCTTAATGTGACGACGGTGGGCGTTTCTGTGATCTGTAGGTAAATATCGCTCATGGTATGGTAATCCTTGGGGATAGTGTCACCACGCCTTCCAGTAGGCGGGTAGCGATCCCGGCGCTAGTTACTTGGATTAAGTCGTACTTGGCACCGCTGGTAGGCACGAGCAAGCTGGCGGCGCTGGAAACGGTAAGCCGTAGTTGCCCACCGGCCGCCGACACTACGCTAGTCGCAATCTGCGTTACCACCGTGCCCCCTGGCATCTGGCGGATCTGAGCGGTGAACGTCCGGCCCGCTAGGCTAATCGTGCCTTGGGTGGCAGTAGTGAGGAATAGATCCCGCGTCCAATCTGTGCCCTGCTCAATCGTGATGTCGTAGGAGGCGGCCATTAGACGTCCGATATTTCCCGTTCGATTTCTGGAACGATATTCACGGTCAATGGTTTGGAGCTGTAGACCTTGCCCCCGTAGATCCATTCGACTTCGCCTATGGCTGGGATAGCGTCAGAGTTATCGGCTACGCCATTAAACGCGACAAAGCGTTGGAGTGAATCGTTATCAGCGGTAAAGGTAATTTGATAGTAGGGATCGACCCCGCCAAAGTCTGCTGGGGTAAAGGCGGTGGTTT